ATCTCGGTAATAGTTCGATACCGCCGGCGTGTATTTCGGACCATCAGCGGGATCCCAGCCAGAATTCGGGCTCGAGTGCACTATGCCGCGCTCGTTTGCCGTTTCGATCCAGATTGCCGAATGAAAGTGGTAGCCCTGGTGGTCGTGGCTCATGAAACTGAGCACGTCGCCGGGCTCCGGCCTGCCGGTAGCTGGCTCGAATTCCTCTCGGAAAAATAGCAGCACCGGCGTCTGTGCCCAGGCGCCCATTTCGTTGAGCTCCGTTATGGTCGCCGGCCGGCGCCGGCCCGGGATCCAGTTGGGCTCGTAATTGTGATCGCCCAAAGCCGCGCGCTTGTAGAATTCCGTATCCCAAGGCACAAATCGAAGCCTGCGGTAATTGAAAATATCCTCTTCAATTTGTTTCAGGCCGTAAAGCACCATTTCGACAAAGCCGGCGCATTCCAGCTTCGGCGGCGAATCGCCCTGCTTTTCAAAACGGCTCCAGGTAGCCGGATCATCATCCTTTCCTTCCATATTGTACCGGCCGCCAGGTCCGTACAGCAAATCCATTCTCGTCAATTCCAAAGCGAAATAGCTTATCTTTTCGCGCCAGGTCATGTCCGGCCAGAGATTGCCGGTTCTGGTCATATTGATAACAGAGCGCAGTTTCTTATGCTTCAAAAGGTTCTCATGCGACAACATTACGAGGCCACCTTTTCAAGCACGATAAGAAAAAGCGCAAGACCGAGCACTACCAGGCCGGCGACATTGAGCAGGATCCGAAACTTGACGACAATCTGGAACTTCTGCAGACGAGTTGTCCCGAGAAACAGAAAAGCAAACGACAGCGCCAGGAGGACCACGGCGATCGGCCGCTCGCTAATTCCGAGAATAACTTTTTCCCACATAGTTCCCCTCCCAGAAAACTGTTAACTTATTCCAACGAGCTCCTCGATTTCGAATTCAACCTGCTCTTTGAGCGGCAACCCCTCGCCATAATCGGAATCGTAATCGCCCTCGAGGAGCAATCGCCGTTTCGTGCCGTTGGCTGCCGTGACAGCGAGATCATCGCCTGACATTGTTATGCTCACGGTTGAAGCTGGCGTCAGCTCGACATCTTCGCGCTCATTAATCACGTTGCCGCAAAGGTCCAGCAGAGTCCATGTCAAGCTATTTGGCGTCAGGGCATTGTCGTCTTCATCAGTTATCACAGCCTGAATTGTATAAGTGCTTTCTTCTTTTGCCTTTGTAGTCAGTTCCGTCATAACCTACTCCTCCGTGAATGCGACCCCAGCTTTTAAAGAGCTGAAGGCCAAGCCGGCACTTTTCGAACTGAAGGCCAGGGCGGCCGCTTTGTACGAAAATGCTACCCGTGCAAGTCCTGTTACCGCTATCAGCACATTAAACCAGCCATCAGAGAATATCTCTATCTGATCCGGCACCTCTCCATCGGACTGAAACCAGCCACCGGTAAATATGCTGATATTGTCAGGTACGGCCATCAGCTTCGCGTCCTGGCGCTTTCCGCTGCTGTCAGCGTCATCACAGTGCCACTGCCGGCAACATCCTTGTAAGCGTAGGCGTTGCCGTCTTTGGCGATATTTCCCTGGCAGTATGCGAGCACCCTTTTTGTCCAATTTTCCCAGGTCAGCGTATCCGAACCGAGCGCGCCGCTATCCGGCAGATTGTCTGTCACGGCCTTGATAGCATCAACGACAGTATCGACCGTGGTTAAAGCAGCGGCAGTGGCAAGGCTCGAAAGCGCCCCGCTATCAGGCAGCAAGTCCGTAACAGCTTTGATCGCGTCGACTATGCCATCTACTGTACTTAGAGCCGCAGCCGTAGCGAGACTGGAAAGCGCGCCATTATCTGGCAGATTATCGGTCACGGCCTTGATGGCGTCGACTATGCCGTCTATGGTGTCTTGCTTTGCTTCTGTCGCCAGTAGACCATGCCCCGTATCCATCTCGGCTTTTGTGGGCGGATCATAGTCTGCAAGGGCGGTGTCCACTTCGGCATTTACATCAGCGGCCGATAAATCATTCAGCGCAGCAACCTCACTGCTAAGAGAATGTGCCTGCACCTCTTCACCGAAACTGCCAGCCGCCACATGCCCGGATTTTGCCTCATCCCAAACAGCGTCAGCTATCGTTTCTGCGCTCGCGCCGCTGCCGCTTGGGGCGTTTTCGAGTGCATTCACCGTGAACCGCGACACGCCGCCATCATTTTCGACCAGCTCATTTAAGAGAGCCGTGGCAGTTCCTGGCTTGCTTGCCGGGTCGTAATCCGCAGCGAGAAGGTGATCCAGATGGATGTCCGCCAAAGCTGTATCGACTTCAGCATTGACGTCGGCAGCGGACAGGTCGTTTAACGCTGCAATCAGCCCCGGCACGTCATCGGTCTGTAGCTCGTTTGTGTCAGCCAGGATGGTCGCCAGGTCGTTGAGCGCCCCAGCATCCGGCAAATTATCGGTCACGGCTTTAATGGCATCAACGATGCCATCGATGGTAGCAAGCTGCGCGTCTATGTCCGAATCATCAGCGGGATCTGCGGGGAGGTTATCCGTTTTCGCTTTGATAGCATCGATAAGCAAATCAAGCCGCCCGCCGTTTGCCAAATCCGCCTGCATCTCCCCGTTATCAGCCAGGACTGCGTCAATATCCGTCCCGATCTGTGTATCCAAGTCCAGCCCGCCCGCTGCATCCGCTGCCGCGGCGGGAAGCGCCGTGCCTGCCAGCCCTCGCGTCGCGCTGTAATTATCGCAAGCTGTCTTCAGGTTGTCCGCAGCCGTCCCGTCGCCGGATATCTGCACCGCGTCCGCTTCGATATGCCCGGTCCCCGCCGCCGCATAAAGCGCATCGTAGGCGTCAGCTTCCATGACAACGCACTCGACGCGCACCGCCAAAGCACCGGCAACATGAACAAAAATAATCAGCGCCCCATAAGTATCGGTGTCCGTGGCGTCCAGGGTAGTGTAATAAAGCCCGTTAGAAATATGTGTCGCTCCGCCCGAGTTCTTGTTGGCAAAAATAATCGCCCCGGCCTTCCAGAGCTTGATATCTGTGTTGGCAATCGTCAGCCCGGTCTCTTCGGTGTTGCCGTCTGTCGAGTCAAGGAAATATCCTAGCGGGATCTCCTGAGATGCCGTCGCGTATTTAAGAGGTATAGCCATCATGCCACTCCTTGTTGCCTGAGATGATGCAATATCACCGGGATCGACACACTCGGCGCACCGCCCGAAATCTCATCGACACCGATGCTCCAGCCTCCCGCGTCGTCGTAATCATCGCCTTCCATGTCGGTGTCATAGAGGCCGGAGCCAGGATCAGTCGTGCCGCCGTTTTCGCAGTTGCCGCCGGCTTCCAACGTGAAATCACCACTGGCGCTGTCGGTGAACTCGTTGTCCCAATCGCTACCACTTGGCGCAACAGCATTTGTTCCATCGCCGTCGTCGCTGGCGCAATAATCGACAGTAGACGATCCGGCGCCGGCCATGTCAATATCGTCTGCCGTGTTAAAAACTGCTGTGTTCTTTATAGTCCATGTCCCGGCGCTGGCGTATATGCCATGATCAGAGCAGTTAGCTATTATACAGTTAAATATTTCAACAGTGCCGAAAGTTCCCGTAACACCATCATCAGTGATCCCATGGAAAACTGTATTCCACACCTTGATATTGAAGTCTGCATCAGTGCTGTTGACACCCTTGTACGCACCGCCGCTGGTTTGGATACGGCAATCGTATATCCGAATGTCGCTGCTACTGGGTAGATAAAACGTACCCAGGACTGCCTTATAATTCGCCGACGAATAGACTGCTCCCAGCTGGATCCCTTTGATGCGAAAATATTCTTCTTTGATCGATAGAGAAAAATCACCGGGGTCAGTTACGATCAGCCTATACCGCGTGCTGCTCCAGCCCGATTTTAGCGCCTCGTCACCGCTTGCCGCCTCGATTAAGATGTAATTGCTGCTGCCAGTCGTCCATCCATTTATATCGGTTTCTGTCGTGTCGGGCGAATTGCTCGACGCCCTGACATAGACATGATGCCAATCGCCGTCGCTCACCAAATCAGTCTGCTCTGCCGCTTCCCAGGCGTTCAGTGAGGTATATGCGTCTGTCCAGCTGGTGCCGTTGCCCACTCCCGTGGCGTCAGGATCAACGTACCGAACTACTTCAGCCACTTTTATCCCTTATACGCGCATCGGCCAGTCTGCTGACTGTTGCCGAATTTTCGGCACTTAACGATATTTGCTGTAAATCAACCTGGTAGCGCCGCCGTTTTAATAGCGATCGCACTTCGTTTTTCGTGCCAGCATTCACGATCGTTTCTTGTGGTTCCATGTAGTGCTTCGCATCTTCAACCGATACGCCGGGGACGCAGACAAGCGCGAATGTTGGCGCGGCGAACCCCTTGCGCTTAACTGACCAGTAGCCGTCTTCGCGAACCTCGATTATGTCTCCCTTTTGCAGGCGAGCTTCATATTTCGTTTGCCATTTCGGATTTACAGTAATCTTCGCATCTACCTCTGCCTGCGACATAGCGTCCATCCAGTGAGTTTTATTGTAGATTAGAAACTCAGCCATCTATCGCACTCGCAATCCTAACGGCACAGCCGGGACCTGTACCTCGCACAAGACGAAAGGGTCCGGCGTCTCCAAGCCATTTATGTCAGACCAGTTGATGTCCGAATAGTGCACAGTCACGCCGTCGTCCTCGGTCATAACTGCTCGGACGCCTATTTTCCTGTGGTCATTCCAAGTGACGGGGATGTCGATCTCGGTGAGAGAAATCGTGCCGAGGGACGTACCGGCATCCTCGAGAAATACCTCGTACTCGACCGTCCATCCCGCCGGTATTGCGTCGCCGTTTGCGAGCTCCGTCACTGCGTCCCATTCGACTGTCGCCAGGTCCGTGTAGATGATCTCCTGCGCCATCAGCAGCGGCGCGAGCAGGACTAAAAGAATTGCAAGCTTTTTCATCGTTCCCCTCCCAGGAAAATTTCAGTTTGTCAGCTTATCTAAGCTTCTATTGATGCTATTCAGCTCTTTCTCCAGATTCTTGAATTTCTCTTCAAGGACCGACGAAAGGGCGCGGAATTCGGCCTTGATCGCAGATATTTCCTCAACGTTTTGATCCACGCGCTTAATTCGGCTGTTGAGTTGAGCATTCATTGACGTTTGAACCGCCGCAAAAGCCACTGTCCCGGCAAATACCAATATCGCCACAACCGTCGCTATCCATCTTGCTGTTGCACTGTTGCCGTTACTATTTGGCATTGCTCCCCCTTTATGCCGCTTCAATGTATTTGCATTCAAGCTGCACGCGATTGGCGTCCAGATCGATGCTGATTCCGACCACCTCACATTTATTGTTGCCGTACCAGGCGCTAGATTTACGATCAATCTGTACCGTTACGTTGTCCATAATCTCGAGATCGATCACATGCGTTTTGGTTACCACAGGAAAAACAGGCCTGATGCTTTCCATTTCATCCAAAATCGCGCTAGCCAGAGTCGCAGCATCGGCAGCGTCTTTCAGCAGCGTCTCGAATTCTTTCTCTCGGTACGTTTTGTAGTTGTCGTGGACGTCCGACTCCCGCGACGTGTCGGGATATTCGATATAGTCTCCGCTATCCTGATCCTTGTCGTATTTCACGATCACAGAGGAAAGAAACTCCGTCGAGTCATATTCGGCTGACGGTTCCGTAAGCTGCTCATCGCGCAATATGGTTTTTGAGCTCGCAGCGCTATTATCCGTCAGGCGAAATGTATATAGGCCATCACCCTGGACAATGAAATTGCCGAATACACTGAGGCTCATGTTTTCAATGAGATCGATGATCGATTTCCGATCTTTGATCCAAAGCGCGACGTTGTAGACTGCCGCTTTGGCCGTCGCCCATTCCGAGGTATTGAACTCTGAAGCACCGTAGGTAATATCCAGGTGGTTTAAGAATAGGTCCTCAATTATATCAAGCGGGTTGTCTATCAGTGTTCCGCTGCCATCCTTTCCGACGCTATCGTCATAGCCCTTGAAATCGACTGTTACCGTATCGCCGGGGCTGTAATCGCTTGTGGACAAAGTGAATGTTGCGTTGGCAAGGCTTTCATTCGAATGCGTTTTCTCTTCACCTTCAACATAGACCTGAGTTATTTCCTTGATGCTGTGATACGTTGTGTCGACAATTTTGAAAGCGTAATTGGCCGGCGTGCTTTCTTCTTCATTGGTGCAAATTACCGGAGCATTCGTAATTTCGCCGTAGGCCATAGGAATTGACTTTCCGACATTGCGCGGTTTTATGTCCGGATAGGTTGTGTCATCGAAAGCATTGACAGGCAAATTGCGCGCCAGTTTTTTCCGCTCATCCGTAATCCGAACGCGAAATCTGGTGCTGTCGATTTTGTAATCTTCTACAAAACCCGTGAAAACTGTGTAATACTGAGCATAAGTCAGATCGTCTCCGCCGAATTTGATCCGGCAAGGCTGCCCGAAAATGTTATTTTGAATCAGCGCATCAAAATGCCCATCGTTATTGAGCAGCTCTACCGTGCCGCCACCGTATCGAATCAACCCGAAATACAGGGGATCCTTGCTTTTGGTTATGGTCGGCGTGGCCTTTATTCTGCCTTCGTAGAACACATCCGCCTGCCAGCTGTCCTGCGTAGCAAATCCGTTTACAATACCGAGCTCGATGCGCTGGAAAACGTGAGGCGGATTCCAGTCCTCAAAATGAATATAAAGGGTCGTGTCGCCGGCATAGTAGAATGATTTCTCTGTCGAACGGCAATCGGCCAGCGAAGCCGCTTCTGTGTATGCCTCCTGATCAACCATTACGCTGCCGACGATTTTGGCAGCATCGTTCCATCCAAGATTCTGGCTTGTGAATGCCCCCTTGAAATTGCCAAAACAGAAAGCGCCCGTTTTGAAAGAACCGGAGACGCCTTTGCGATAATCGCGGATCTTGAGCATCCAGATTCCCGCCTCTTCGGGCAGGAAAAAGGTATGCAGCTCCGGAACGTCGATCTCGAAAAGCGTGATTTTGCGAGATGCTATTTTGTCTCGAAAATCAGTCCAGACGCTCACGGTGCAAATAGCTCATATAGCATCGATCCGGCTTCAGCGATATCGCTAATGTCGCCGGCGTCGGCCTTGGTTTTAACGTATGCTTCTACCTGCGCTCTCGTTGCATCCTGCAACGCACTGTACAGGCCGGGATTTTCTGCGTTACTTATACGCACCGAATCATAGCCGCGCATCGCGGGCGCAGCGGCAGGATTAACTTTGAGCGTTATTTTTATAGCTTCGGCCTCCCAATCTACGGCTCTCGCTGCCTCAATCAGCTGGTATGCGCCTATTGTTACCATGTTGCCTCCCTCAATACTTGATCATCATGTGCATGGCAATATTTTTCATAACGGCCTCAGTGCTGCCGGACGATCCCGTCGGGTCAGAATCGGTCGATACGGTATGTGTATGAGTTCCGCCAGACGGCACGTCAATATCATCGGTGCTTGAGCCGTCCAGCACGCTGGCCGCATTTGCGCCGCTGCCGCCGGTTGTGCGGCCTGGCACCGTATGCGTGTGATTCCCGGTGCCTGACAATGAGTGAGAGTGCGATTTCGTATGAGTATGCGCTGCATTCGCATCGTCCTGGAAATGCCCCACGTCGCGATCACCGTCCATGTCGCGGCTACTCACAGAGCTACCCGTCTTGCCTCGAAGCGCGTAGCCTCGACCGTCGGGCAATACCACCTTGTCCGAATCAGCGTGATAGCAAGGATGGCCGGAGTCGCCGTCTATCTCCTCCTTCAGCACGGCTATTAACCAGCTGTATTCAGGATTGCTCACGTTGCTGATTGTCGAGCCGTCGCAGGCCAGCCAGCCGAAGCGATCTTGCGAAACAAAAAACGCCACCATCCCAATATCGAGGCTGCGGTTTCCGCCGATGGCATAGCGCTCATTGCCGTCATAAAATCCTTGTTTTGCATCGTCCCAGCTCGGATCCGTGTCCGTGCGGCTGACGGTCACCGAGCTTCCCGATACGGTGAAGTGGATGTGTTTGCCGCTACCTGTGATCTCCTCGTCCGAAGTAAACTGATAAAGGCTTCCGTTGATTTCGACCACACTGCCGGCTGTTACCTTTTCCGTGCCGGAGCTTGTATCGATCGAGATCTGCATAAATCCCTTACGCTGGCGTTCTACCTGGGTTACAAAATCGCTCCAATCGCTTGCGCCGTTGGCCGGCATCTCTATTTCTGCGCCTGCCATTTACCCGACCTCCCGAAATGTCATGGATCCTTCCCAGGCATAATCGAAAATATGCGTATACATCGAATCTTCTTCTTTCACGCAATAGCAGGGAAGGATTTTGTCTGTGTTGTCCTCATCTATTACGAGAATGAACGGCTCGTATTTTTTTACCGCTTCCACAAACGTTTTGATGCTCGAGAGCATCGAGCTGCTCCAGTATGGGAACTGCAGAGCGTAGCGGCGAAAGATATCGCCTTCGTCACCGTAAGCCTGCCCTGTGAGAGAATAGTCGACAACGGAAGTGTCGAGCGCTTCTTCCGGAAGCTCCCGAAGGCACGAATTATCAATAGTGAGGTATGTGCCGAGAAATAGGCGGCCGAGCTCTATATATCCATCGCTATTCGAATCGTCGTCGATGTAGAAACGCCAGTATCGGTAGCTCTGCGTATTGCTGAAAAAATGCACTATGATGCCGGCTGCATGCGTCAGGCTAAGCTCTGCAGGGCTGGAAAAACCAGCATTATCGTCAGCCTGGATTTTGATTGTAGCGCCGGAGGTGATATTGTGCGCCAGGATCGCGCAACAGGTGATGCCCTGGGCCGATCCCAGATCAATATCTATCGTTACATCGGAAACTTCGCTATCAGTCCGGAAAACGCGAGAAAGCCTGGTGTCCTGGATGTTTTCGACAGGATAGCTGCCATCTTCGCTGGAAGGCGTCAGAGTATAGTCGTCAATCAAATTGTCGTATGCAATCCTCATCGCACTGCCCTCGCCGCGATAATTACTTCTCCGTTTTCCGTAGCCTCATGGATTCCGCTATAGAGCTGCCGGCTGTCCATGTTGATCGTGAGATGCAGCATCTTCCTTGACGCCGGCGAGTTTTGCGGCGTCACTTCTACCCTCTCTCGGCCGCCCGGATTATCGCCCACCATTAAAAGCTCCGGACCTTTGGTAGTAAATTCGCCGCCTTTCGCCATGCCGCGTACCGCGCCGGCTGCAACGCCGGCAAGCGCCGCTGCAGCTGTAAATCCCGCGGCCGCAGCAAAGCCGGCCGGCCCCAGGCCAATCGGAGGCGGCACAAAGCCCGCCGCAAACGCTTCTGCAGCTTCGACGAGAAGCCGTTGGGCAATCATGTCGAGGATCCCCGCGATCGCTTCTTTCCCTGCACTTTTCATGGCTTCAAAAGCATCTTCCCCGCTCGAGGCCGCCTTACCCATGGCGGTTGCTATCGACACCGCCGCCTCGCCCATGGCGCTGTTGGCGCTCTTCGCGACGTCCTCAATTTCTGCTTTTAGCTTCTCGTATTCTTCGACCGTCATGCCGGCTTGCCATGCCAAGAATTCAACGGCCGTAACCGTACCTTCGCCCATACGGCCGACGGCTTCCTCCATTTCATCTATGGCAGCGACGACCGCTTCGATTTCCTCCTCACTGGGTTTTTCTCTGCCTGCAGGAGTAGGCCCAACTGTTTCGAGCTCTTTTTTTGTCGTGGCAACCATAGAGTTGATGTTGGCAAGATATGCCTGTATCTGCGGCTGGAAAATGCCGGCGATATTGACAGCCACGTCTCCGAATGCCGCGCCGAGCTCGCCGATCGCTCCCACGGTATCAGTGACAAGCTTAGCGCCTCGCTCGCCCATATCCGTGATTGTCTGATTCCAGACTTCTCCGAAATCCTGGATGGGCGGAATCATCTGCCGATCGATCAGGCCTTTGAGGGGCCCTTCGCCGAAAAGCCCACCCCCGGAAAGGACCCAGTTGATTGCGGCCAGGCCTGCGTTTTTGATATTGCCCCAGGCGTTGTCAAAAACGCTGATAAGCCACTGGCCGAAATTCCGCATGGGAGTCGTGACCAGGTTGACGAAATCGTAAAAAAGCTGCGGCAGCCGCACGATAGCTATTTTGAAGGCGTTGAAAAGCCCAATAGCCAGATTACCGATGATCTTCTTGAAGTTATCCCACTTGAGCGCTTCCTTGATGATATTCACTACCAGCTGAAACGTTGCAGCGGCAATCCCGGGAATGTTTTTGAAAACGGCTACAATCGTGGTCCCGTGCTTCGAAAGAAAACTCGAAAGCGCTTCGGCAACCGGCGTCAAAAGCTCGGCTGAAATTTTACCCATATTCTTCTGCAGATCGCTGAAGGCGTTTTTCAGCCGCTCGATCTTGCCGAATGTCGTTTGGCCCATTTGCTCCGCGACGCCGCCGAATTCAACCTGCAGTTCCTTGAGGATCACGTTCTGGGCGCTCATAACGTCGTTCGCTTCCATGAACTGCTTGATCTGCTGCTTTTGATCCTCGGAAAAAGATATGCCGATCCGCTTCAAGCGCCCGACGCCGGCGATCGGATCATTGAGCGCCGTTCCCAGCTGGATAACCGACTGCTGCAGGTCCTGGCCGAACATATCGCTCATGTCCGCCGCAGCTTTTATTGCGGTCGGAAAAACATCGTGCCCTACCTGCGTGAATGTCGTCATAAGGCCCTGGGCCTCAATAACGGCATCGTTCGAAAAGCGCGTTGTGGCCTGCATTTGATCGGCGAAGCCTTTGAGCTCCTGCATGCTGTAACCGACTGCGTTGCCTGTTGCCTGAAGAGCGGAGGACAGCTTCGCCAAGGCTTTTTCCTCTTCCATGTAGGCTTCCAGGCCGGCCTCTACCGATCGGGCCAGCTGGCGGAAGGCATAGACGATGCCGGCGCCGGTGAGCATGCGCTTGGCCCAGGCGCCCATGGCCGAATCGGCTTTTTTTGTCGCGCCGTGGCTTTTGTCGAGAGTCTTGTTGAATTCCTTCAGCTGGCTTGTGGCCTGAGCAACCTCGCTTTTGATGGCCAGTTTCAGCTCTTCAGCGATCATTCAGCTTTCTCGCCTCTTCCTTCAAAGCCGACAAAATGTCGATAACATGCGCCGGCTGCTCGGCCCATCCCCCGGCAAACGGCAGCCCGAACAGCTCGAAACAATTGAACAAATCCAGGCAATCATAGAGATCCGGCGTGAGATAATCGGGAATATCGCGCCGCCTGATCTTCCAGCCTGGAAATGATTTCGTTCCTCCAACGATCTCCTCCCGCTCCGGAGGGAAGCTGCGCCAAAACTCCGGCTTTCTGTTATGGTAGCCTTTCGCCATAAGGTGAAAGGCTATTCGGAGTTTTTTGAGTCTACCCTCGCATTCGCGTTCAGCAGATGATTTTCAATCTCGATAGCGAGCTCAGGAAATGCCGCCGAGTCGTACAAATCGCGCATGGTTTTGCAGGCCTTGATTTCGCCGGTATCCTTGTCTTCGGTTTCGAGATTGTGGACGTGGACGTCCGATTTGAGCGCGATGCCTTTTTTGTCCTGAATGTATTCGATTTCGGCGAGCGCACCATCCAGATTGTCCACGTCTTTCATCTGCATCCGGATTGGCTTGGTTTTCAGATGCATGCTGCGCTCTTCGTACGAAAGAAACTTGTAATCGATCCGGATTTGCTCCTCTTCCGGCAGATCCCTGTTGCCATTCCATTCGGGAACAAACTCTCCCCTTTTGGCGATAGCGACTCTCATGAGGCCTCCTTATGAGCTGGCCCGGTAGACGCCATCCGAGAATTTGAAATCGAAGCTGATTGTTTGCTTGTCCTCGAGCGGAACGCCGACGCTCACGTTGCTGATAAGCGCGCTGCCGTAAAACTTGTAGGCGCCGCTGTTGACCAGTTCCAGCACTACCAGGCTGAGCGTGCCCGGCTTCATAAACATGTCCACGATCGCGGCCTGGCCGGTGTCGTCCAGGTCCAGCGTGCCGCCGGCTCGGCCGGTGTGGTCGCGCTTGGTATAGATGTATTTGCCGTCCTTGTCTCCCAGCGCGGTGTGCTCGGCTTCTCCTGCGGTCGCGGTCATTTCCCAGGTGTCGATGTGACCTACCGCCACACCGGCCCTCTTGATGGACCCGTCCTGTCCTCCCCATGCAAATGCCATAGCTTAGTCCTCCTTGCCCTTGGCAATCTTTTCCATTTTCACGATAATTTCCTGGCCGCTTTGAAGATTGTCCAGGATTTTGAATTTGCATTCGGAATAGTATCCGTATTTTTTCCCGATCTCCGTGGTGGGATCGAAGTAATTCAAGCTGCGCTCGTGCAGGTGCCATTTGTGCGTCGGATCGATCCAAGAGTTTTCGCTCTGCCAATGCGGATACCTGATTTCGGCCACGCCTCCGGGCTTCAATATCCGGTGGATTTCCTCGAGCGTGTCGACCACTGAGTCGAGGTGCTCGAGAATATCCAGCGCGTAAACGCAATCAAATTCCTCGTCGGAAAACGGCCAGGGCAACTCATTCAAATCATGGATCACTTCGGCGCCCGTCGACGGCCTCATATCGACGTTGACGGCGGCCGGCATGCGCTGGTCGCCGCTTCCCAGGTTGAGCGCCTTATACGACTGCTTGGTCGATTTCATAACACGTCCTTATTTTCCGCTTCGACCTGGCAAACAGGTAGAGCTCCAGGTCCAGCGGATTTTCTTGATAGATCCGAGCTCGCATCGCATCGGTCAATGAATAGACTTTCCGGATCAGCTTGCCGTCTATTTCATCGTATTCGCCGGCAGCGCGTTTGCGTTGCCAGTCGTTCGCGATACCGAGCCCCTCGCATAGCCAGTCAAAATCGGCATCCAGATAATCCGTTGTGGTCGCAAGCCAGCAGCGGCTGATAAAATCTTTGATCTCAGGCATCTGCCCTTGATTCTGCAGCCAAAAGCGACGGCACCACTCATACAGCCTGTTTCGCCTGGCTTCGAGTGGATAGATCGAGTTGGCGCCGCCCTCGTACCAATTCTCGAAGCTCGCATTGATCTTTCGCCGGCTGATGTCATGATGGTAGATCGAAACGAGCCAGGCGGCCGGATCCCGGAGCACGGTCATGTAGCGCACCTTGCGGCCCGGATATTTGACATGGAAGCTGCAATCCAGGCGATGGCCCTGCACAAAGACAGTATCCTGATCCGGCACCTTCTGGCCGAGCTCGCAATCGAGATTGCAGTACCGCCCGGGCATTTGCCGCGCCAGGTGATGGATAATCGTGGATCCGCCAGTTTTGGGAACGTGGAGAAAGGCTATCAAATCCCGGGATCCTATCATGCGATCATCCTTGCTTTGGGCCCGGTGTACTGCTCAATGATTTCCATGAAGCGCCTGGCCGAAATATCCCAGGTAAGCTCGCGCCGCACCCGCTCCGCAGCGCGCAGCCCCCGCTCGAGAGCGGCCTCGTAATCGGTATAGATCTCGAGCATGCGCTCGATAATCGAGCCGGTGTCCGGATTCGCCATCCGCGTTTTATGGATGCAGCCGATGTTGGTTTCGTTGATAACGACGTCGTCCATCTTGAAGCGCACCGGATAGCCTTCGCGTTCCGACAGAAAATCATTCGGCCCGGAGTATGGCGTGTAGATGCAAGGAAGCCCGGTGCTCATTGCCTCGGCGAGCGGCAGGCCGAAACCTTCTCCCATGGTCGGCCAAAGGAAAGCGTGCGCGAACCAGTAAAGCTCAGGCAGGCTGGGCCAATCGGATTTCGGATCCTTGCGCAGCGGCAGCACGCGCGTGTCGATGTAGACGTTGTCCGGAGCTTGGACCACTTCCTGGCGGCAGCCGGCAACGGTCGTTTTCATGATCAGCTGCGTTTTGCGAGCGACCTCCGGATGCAGCTTGTACCAGTATTCCCAGGCGACCTTGATATGCGCGATACCTTTGCGAGGATTCGTGGCGCCAATCCAGAGAAAAGTGAACATTCTGTCTCGAGGATGCTCCCGCACGTGGTACTTATAGAGCCGCGGATCCACGCCCTCGAGGCAGACTTCGATCGGCAGATCCGTGTAACGGCCGAGAACCTCTTTGCTGTGCGAGCTCGGCACTACAATCAAATCGGCTTTGTTCATCGGCTCGGGCCAGGCATCCGGTATATTTTCGCCTTCATACATGGTATAGAGCACGTTGAACTTTGCCGGATCCGGCTCGAAGTGCCAGGGCGTGGTGATATGCACGGCGACGCGAGCTCGGGAATCGATGCGCACGCCGGCGGCCTTCAGAGCCTGGCAAAGCATTTTCTGGTGAGTCGAGTAGCCGAAGTTATTGCCGATGTCCTGATAGCTGCGAGTCCAATCCAGCGTCATTCCCAATACTCCACAAAAGCATCGAACATAAAGTGGTAGATGTCCTTCCGGACCCGGGGACCGTTGATGATTCCCGAGCAAACAATCCTTTCGACATTAAACTCGTCCATGGCGCCGCGGTAATACTGCAGCTCGTCGCGGATCGTTTTGGCGCCGTTCCGTGGGACGTATTTGTCGCTGTCGAAAATGGAAAACTGGATGCGTGCCTGGCCGGCATGGATTTTGTCGAAATAGGCCGCGGCATGCGGATCCGAGACAACGAAAAAAACACAGTAGGGCTTAGCCGTATCCTGGTCGGCTTCGACAAAATAGAGCCGCGAACCGAACACTGTAGTCACGGCTTCCTGGGCGAGAAGGTAGTTGTAAAGTGCCTGCTCTATGAGCGTGCTAGCCACTCAAGGTTCTCCTCAGCTGGTCTCTGTAGGTGGCAACGATATCCCGCCGGTACTTATCGAGCGCCGGCCGGAGATACGGTTCGGCTGCCATGCTGATCGTGCCGAACTCCGGAAAATGCGCGTAGAACGCCTGCTTTCCTCCCGCCATTACATACCCGGTCAAATTCGCCTCATCGATATCCCACTTGATCGTCGACTTCAGCTTCCCCGTCCGCACGGGAACGCGCCGCTGCGCCTCCTCGGCTATCTTTGGCAGCATAATGCGCATCGTTTCGATAAACGCATGCCGAAGCGTCGCATTGGTAAGTTTTTCGGTCCAAGCGATTTTGCTGACTCGCTTCAGCGTTACGTTTTTCCGCGCCAATCAATTCAGCTCCTTTACCATGAGTTGCAGCTGCACCGCATTGCGTTCATCCGGAATAACGGCCACAATCCCGTACGTTTTGCTGTTTGCTACAGCGCGCATCATGGACGTTATTCCCGATCGGTAGCGAATGGTGATTCTGGCCGTAACCTCGGAATTCACCTTGCTCGCATCCCAAAACTCGCGGCCGCGGATCGGCTCGATCGCGCCCCAAACCGTCGCATATGTTGTCCAGCTATCCTCCGTTTCCCAGGTCGAGGAAGTATCGCGCTGCTGAATTGTCACACGGTGCCTGAGCCTGCCTGCTTTCACAGCGGCCAAATCCTTTCGAGACCCAGCAAGCTCTTTACCGCAAACGGCACTTCGAAATGCGTGCGGATATCGCTGACTTCCCGATTCTCGTAGAGCTCGGCAACAATCATCTTGATGGCTGTTTTGACCGCTTCCGGAACATCGGAAGCATCATCCCCGTAGCCGGCTATGAAACGCACGACAAAGCCATTCATGGACCGAAGTGTTGTAGTAGGCCATTCCTGGCCGTAATCCAAGGCAATGCGGCCTTTGAAGCTTGCCGTATCCACCTGGTAATAATCAGAGCTAAACTCGGTTTCCGTTTCGTCCGTGTCGTAATACTTGATGTGCGTCACGGACTGCAGCGGCGGTTTAGGCAGCGAAAACGGCTCAGCAGGATAATCGTCAAAAAAGAGATCCCATGTTTGCGTGAGATAGGCTCGATTTTGATACTTTTCCGCCCATTCGCGCGCCGCGGTAATCAGCGATTCGATCAGCACATCATCTTTATCGTCATCGATGCGCAGATGATCTTTCGCGTCGCTGACTGTTACCGGCTCGACCGTGGGCGCCGTAACCAGCTGTAGGGCCACTTTCGCTTCCTTTCTTCACGCGGCTTGCGTTTTGGCTCCGGCCGGGGTCGAACCGCCCTTTCAGGCGGCTCGATCCTTGCCGATTCAATTCGGCGTTTTATCAACGGTAAATGACCTCCAGCCCCCATTGCTTGGAGTTCGTGTTGGTGTACGTGAACTTCACGGCATCCGATTTCCGAAACCACAGCGGCCGCGTCGGCAGGTACTGATCGTCGGTTTCGGCGTTCATATCCTGAGCGTGCAGGGATGTGTTCCAGCGGGATCCTTCCCCGGACACAAGGGCAACCGCGAAATTCTCCGAGGCGCCGCCGGCAGCCGACAGGTGCAGCCGAACCTCTTCGAGCTGCCACTCGGCTTTATCGAGTGACAGCTCGACGCTCATGGCCGCGTCTCCTTGATAAAAAACATGGTTTGCCATGAGCAACTCCTATTCGATCATGATCGCGCGAGCCCACTTGACGTAAAGGACTTCGGCGCCGTCATCGCCGGCGCGTACGTTGAACGAAGGAGTCAGGGCCTGGTCCGCCAACCCGGAGGTGATGCTCGTCACCAGAGAGTTGTCGACGTAGACGTACAACGTCGAGCCATCCCAGTAGAACTCGTAGATGTGATAGTTGGTGTCGTTGGTGACGCCGGTTGCGGTGGCGCCCTCGGTGCCGCCGAGCTCGTTGACGAAAATGAAAGCCGTGCCGTCGTTAAGCTTGTAGAAGTAAAGCCCGTCGTCCGTTACTGCCAGGGCGTGGGCCGAGGCAGTCGCGAGCAAGGTCGTGTCGACTTCGCACAAACCGAACAAGAAATCGCCTTTCGTGGCGTTGTCCGTTTTGGCCTCGATACCGTAGTAAACCGGTTTGTTGGCCTGGATCTTGAAAGCCGAGCCTTTGACCTGCAAGTTGACGCCGTTGTATTCGGTCCCGCCTGTCGTGATAAGCAGGCGATCGCCGGTGGTGGTGGAGCTCACCGCGCTGTTGGTTCCGCCCTCCGTATTGGTCATCGTGGTGGGATCCGCGCTCGAGTCGTCCTGAGCCAGGCCGACTCCGAGCTCCCACTCGGTAACGTTCTGCCCGATCGCCTTCAGCCAGCGGGCGTTGAAACGGTCGTCGTAATAGACGAGGGCGTTTCTTACAGATTGAGTCTGAATCATCGTGTTCCTCCCCTCTTACGATCTGTTCTGCCAGATCTTGACGTAGTCGACCGACAGTACGCCGAGACCGGCTCCAGAGGCCTTATACAGCCCCAAATGCGGCTGCGCCTTGCTGTTGGCCGCGCTGGCTGCATTTGCGAAAGTGGTCGATCCGGCAACACGCGCGCCATTGATATAGAACTTGATATCGGTCTGCGTCGTGCAATCGATCCGGAAAATGTAGTAGGTGCCGGCCACCATCGTGACGCCGGCCGCGGCCGAGGTGTCGGTTGCGTTGTCGTCGGATTCGCAGGCTACCGCGCCGCCGGCCGGGACTTCGAAGCCTACCCGATAGGCGGACCCGCCATCGGCCCAGGCGCCCCACAATCCCCAGGAAGCCACGCCATTGAGCGTCGGCAAAGTCGTGAGAGATAACCGAGCTTCGAATATGGCGGCTTGCGCGATCGAAAACATGAGCTCGTCGTTCATGTGCAGCGCCGCGTCCTGTTTCTGCGAGGCGCTGGTCAGCGAGCAGGCGACCAGGCCATTGACTCCGTCGGCCGTTTTAGCGACGGTAGGTGGCGCTGCGCCGACGATTTTCGACGTCCATTTGCAGCCTGATTCGTCGGATCCGCTTGCCGGAATAACGACGTCGGCGCCGATGAAATCGTCGTAAAAGCAGATCGGGTACTGCGCCAGCAGCGTTTCGAACGAGCTCCCGTCATAAAACGCCTGCCGGCCGGTTTCATGCCAGTTGTAGGCAGATCTTGTTTTGCTCATCTGCACTTCTCCTTTGAAAAGCACCGGAGGAGGAAAGCCCCCTCCGGCACAGATTCTCTTTTCGGCCTATAGCCGAGTTAATTACTAGTCTACGGCGCTGATCTGCGAGGCCTGGGCGTACCGCGGATACAGAATCGCGATGGCACCGACCAGGAGAGCGCTCATAGACCCGCCCGGATCCAGCTTGACCCGCACGTAGGGATAGCCGGACGAAAGCTCCGAAGAGTCCACGTCCACCAGGACAACTTTGTTGTCGTCCGTGGCTGCTATCGTGATGCCAGTGCTGGCGCCGGCTGTCAGCGCACCCATGCTGTCCGTTCCGACAGCCGAAGATTTCCGGTATCGGAACGCGATCGCCGTGGTGTTGGAGGCGGAAATATCGTCGCACTCCTCCACCGTCAGCGCGATGGTGTCGCCGGTTATGGCACCGAATACGATCACGAATTCGACGTGATGGTATTCCTTTAGGCCGATGATATCGGTGTAGGTAGTCGTGGTGGTGATATCAGCCGGAGCGATCGCCGGGACTATGTGAATTCGTTCATCAACAAACATCGATTTTCCTCCTTAGCTTCTGGCCGCAAGGACCACAAAGGGCGAAAGCGTGTTGCTGCCTTTGTACGGGGTCAAGGCCGAATTCCAGAGAGGCTGCCCGTCGACCCGATAAACGAAGCGGAAGGCCGTCTCGTCGTAGTCGAAGCGGATGTGGATGCTGACAGCGCTCTGCACGCCACCCTTATCCATCAGCATGTACTGGCTCATATCAGCCAGCATAATGTCGCCCGAGGTGCCCAGCGTAGCGGCAAACTCGATCGGAATAACCGGCCGCCCCTTGAGGCTGGCATATGGGCTCGCTGAAATTCCGCCGGCCGGCAAATATGCCGGCACGCCGCCGGTGCCGACCGGAACGGCCATGAGATCGAGCTGCGGTTCGACGTCCTGGTTGATAAACCACACGGCATTTGCCCGCGACCTGGCGTGCATTCTCGACCACATCTTGCTGATGTTTTCGAAAACGAGCGTGGCGGCCGTTTGGCCGGTTTCTTTGGCTACCGATACCAGGCACGGGCTGTTCATGATCCCGAGCGGCTTGCCGGCGCCGTCGCCGTTGTAAATGGCGTCGTCGACTGCAAAAGCGATTTCCTCGCCGAATCCCTGCTGCCCGATCGACTCCAGGCTGGACGCGTCCTGCAGGAGCTCGTCGGTCACGTACCAAAGGCCGGCGACCTTCTTGGGCTTCCAGGTCATCTCGCGAAATTTGGGCTTGGAAGAGGTTTTCTGGGCCGCTTCCGCCAGCCAATAAACCTGAATCCCGCCCCAGCGGTAACCGTCCGCGCGGCTGCTTTCGTCGACCGCGTTGATGGTCATGCTGTTGACGCCCTCGCCGAGAGTATTCGTCCGGCAGCGGCTGGCCAGCAGCGCACTATCGTGCATGATGGTCATGATGCCTTCCATGTGCGCGGTCTGCACCAGGAAACCGCCCTCGGACGGAACTCCTTCGTTGGAACCGCTGGCCGCACGCTCTTCGCGCGTAAAAACCAGCCGCGGATCCACACGCTGCCCGGGCGTACCGGCGGCATGCACCGCCTGAAGAAACTCTCCGAAATTGCGCCACTCCGACCTGTCTGCCTCTTCCCGTTCCCGCTCCTGCACGGCCCGCCGGCGTTCTTCCCTCGCGGGATCTTCCTGGGCCGGTTCCTGGCCGGAGCGCTGCTCTTCGATCTCGCGCGCTTCGGCGATGAGCTCGTCAAATCCGGCGATTTCCGTTTTGAGGCGATCGACTTCGCTGCGTTCCTCGTCAGTGTAGCCGCGGCTTTCCGCAGTCACTTTGTCGAGGCTCTCCTGGCGTTTCCGAAGCAGCTCGTCTTTTTTTCGAAGCAAAAGTCGTATATCCACTGGATTCCTCCTTACTGCATGGATATCGATTGCCGCATCAGCTCGAGATTTTCTCGGGCATCTCGTTGAACCTCCAGCGCCGCTGCGCTGTCCTCCCCGGACGCCTCCGGTTGCGGCAGGCCTCTGAGAGCCTTTCTTTTCGATCGAGCCGTTACGACAGTCTGTTTATATGCCGGATAACTAACCGGCGAATAATCATAGAGTTCGGCGAATTTGATTATCTGGCGTGTTTCGATTTTCACGCCTTCCACTTCATCGACGCGCCATTGCTCGCCATCGGGATTGAGGTCGAAAGCGAAGGACATGCGATCGATCACGCCGTTTTTAATAGCTTCGTATCCGTTGCGCCCCCAAAATGTTTTTGAGACGTCTGCGCGGATAAATACGCCCTTTTCGTCTTCTTTGGCCTCGAGGCTGCCGTTGCTGCGGCGGGCCATCGGCTGCGAGCTCTCATGGTCCCAAAGCACGAGCTCATCGGCCGTTTTGAGCGCTTCGGTGGCGGCGCCGGGCATGATTATCTCCCGGAAGCCCCAAAGCGGCGCATATTCGTTGTAAACAATCGGATATCCTTCGATGATTAGTTTCCCGTCTTCCTCTTCCCGGGTTTCCATGCGGCCGATCGGGACAAATCTGCGTTCCGGCAAATCCATGCTGTTCTCTTCCTTGTCGAGCTTTTTATCGATTGCCTCGAGGAGCGCATCAGCCGCTTCGGCAACGGCCGTTGAGTTTTGCTGGGCCGCGCGACTCTTGGCGGCGATCACGCCGCGGCGATAGATTTCGCCGCCTTTGCCGAACGGATATTTGAAATGATCTTTGGATTCGGAATCCGCTTCCGAATCGACCGCCAGAAACCATTTCCCGTATTCTGTCCAGTTGTCATCTCCGAGAAGCGTATTGCCGTCGGCGGCCGAAAAAGACCAGGAGCCCTCATTGATTTTCCCGGCAGCAATCAGGGACTTGGCGTGCGCCGTGCCTTTTTTATTGACTGTTATGGCCATCGTATGCCTCCTGCAATCAAATACTCACAGCAATGCCGCAGTCGCATCCGTCGTGATAAGGCGGATGCCCTCGAGCTGACGTAACAATCAGCGGCTTTTCTGCGCCTTCCGGCTGAAATTCGCCCGGCTCGAGGAAAAAGCGCTGAATCTCAATGACGGCGCCGTCCAGCGCCGCGCAATACGGGCAGCTCTTGCCGAACGCGACAGAGCGAATCTTCGAAATGCCGGAAAGCGCGAATATGGATTTCGTGAAAGCACTTTCGCCGCGGATCGTTTCACGCATACTGATCTTGCCCGGGCGTTTTTCCTCCCATTCATCGAGTCGCTGATTGACAGCATCGATCTCACTTTCCTCTTGATTCTGAGCTTGCTTGACGACAGCACGGAGCTGCCCTTCTGAGCTCCGAATGTGCCGGCTGGCGAAATTGCTCTGGTAATCCGCCTGAAAGCGATCAAATTCAGTGGAAATGTCCGCATCGCTTCCGGCCTCCTCCTGGGCGACCGGAAGAATGGCTTCCGCATAAGAAGAAAGCAGCGACCCGGATTGATTCGCGACTTCCTGCCCGAATTCTTTGTAAAATGACTCGAGCCAAACGAGAAAATCCGTCGCATTGCGCTCGCCCAGCGTGTCCTGCACAGCCTGGCGCAACGCCTTGAGCTCGGCTTCCAGGATGCGATCGCCATAAGCATCGAATTGTTTTTTGTAAGCGATGGTGAGTTTTCTGCGCAGCGCACTGGTCCGGTACTCGGTAATCTGGATCACCCGGTCCCTCATGTCGGGTATGGCCCGCAGCGGCCTGGCCGAGCTCTCCTGGATCTCCAGCGATTGCGGCGCCGCAGACATTTTTTTGTTGACCATGTTCAGCGGAACCATGTAGATCTGGCCCAGGCCGTTTGGCTGCGGGTTCATGTCCTCGAGCTCGAGCACCTGGTCCGCATTAAAAACGCCGCGGTCCAGCATGGACTCGTAGAAGGCGGTTCGCGCCGCGACGTCTCCCCGCAGCAATCCTTTGAGCTCGAATTTCACGAAATATTTTCTGCGCTCGGTATCGTCGAACAGGGCAACATTCATTGCCTGCTCGATTTGGCTTGTGATTGGCAAAAGCGAATAGACGACGAGCTCGAGGGCCTGTTGCTCGATATTGGAATAGGTTGCCTTGGATAAATCCCGCAGCAGGTGTGGAGGAAGGTTTGTCCAGCGGGCAACCTCCACAATGGAAAACTGCCGCGACTCGAGCGCCTGGGCTTTTCGGGAATCTATTTCGGCCGCTTTGTATTTTGCACCGCCGGTGAGAAAAATGGCTTTCCAGCTGGTGCCGAGCCCGGAGTATTTGGAATTGAAATCGGATTGCAGGCCTTTGCGAGTCTCCTCCTCCATCGGACCGTCGATCTCGACAAATCCTCCGCTGTGAACTCCTTGACCGAAAAAGCGAGCGGCATATTCATCCTGGGCTTTGGCGATCCCCAAAGATTCCTGAGCGTAATGGATAACTCCTTTGCCCGCCGTGCCATCCAGACTGATGTGCGGAATATGAAGCACTTCCGATTTCGGGAAATACACTGCCTTGCCGGATAATAGCCTTACGCGATACTGCTCGCCGGCCTGGTCGGTTCTCTCCGGCATCATTGGGAAAAGCTGCTGGTTCTGATAGGACCGGCGATCGATGTGCGTGTACCAGTTGCCCCACAGGTACTTGTGCATGATCGAAGTGTAGATCCACTGCCAGGCCGTCAGATTGCTGTCGTTGGGCTTGTTATGCAGCCGATCGTAAAGCGGATGCTCGTAGGCTTTTCGATGGCCTCCGTCGTTGTCCAAACGCTCATAAATCACTTTGGGAAGCGTAGCAATCGTGCTGGCAATAAAATTGAGCCCGGAAAAAAGAGCGGAGATTGTCATCGCTGAACGCTCGTCGATTCGCGTCCCGGCCATCGTTTTTTTGGGCCAGATCTGATACCATTTATCATCCCAGCCGGCATCAGCGCTGCGAGATGAAACGATAAAGCGGGCTGCTATCGCTAGGCGCTTAAAAAGATTCATACGGCGAATATCTCCACCTTCGCCCTCTGCTCGGCGTCCATCACTGCCCTGTAGAGCGCCATGATCGAGGCCACCACACCGTCGATACGCTTTCCGGTTTTGTCCCGCTGCGGCTTCATCGGCATGATGTTTCCCTGCCGATCGCTTTTGACCTCCGTGCAGGCAACCATCCAGGTCATAATCGGATTGCCATTGTGGGCAATTTCCCGCGCCAAGGTTTTCTTTTCGAAAGTATCCGTCGGCGCCGCCATTCCGGAATAGCGCTGGAAGATGGGCACCATCGTGAAATTCGGCTCCAGGTGATTGACGATTTCCTGAGCTTTCCAGGGATCGTAGGCAATTTCCCGAAGCTCATACTTTTCAGTATCCAGCAGGATCTGCTGCTCGATAAAGTCGTAATCGATCACGTTGCCGGGCGTGGTGAAAAGCAGCCCATGATCGCGCCAGTACGTGTAGGGCACCTTATCGCGGCGCTCACGCTCAATGATGTTTTCCTCTGGAATGAAAAATCGGTAGAGAAATCGATAAAGCTTTTCTTCGCCTGCAGGCGGAAAACAGAGGACCCAGGCCGTAATATCTTGAGAAGCTGAAAGGTCCATCCCGCCAAAGCACGGCCGAAGCGCCAGGTCCTCCGGATGCACAGCAAAACTGCAGGCCTTCCAGGTATCGTCCTTGATCCAGCGAGTTTCGGCCTCGGTCCAGATATTTAGATTCTTGGTTTTGATTTTGTTTTGTTTCTGGGGCGTGGTGAGCGCGTCATCGATGCGCTTTTTTAGGTAGTCCCAGCTTACGGAAACGCCGAGATTAGGATTGGCCTTGATCCAGACTTCCGGATCCGTCCAGTCGTCTTCCTCGTCCAGCGTGTACATGATGCAGAAAAAGTGTTCCGGTACAGGCTCGACCGAGCGCTCGAGCACTTTCTCTGCCAACTGGTGCTCCTCCTGGTAGCAGGCAGACTGTTTGTCAAAGCCGGCCGTCGTAATGATGTAGATTAGCGGCTGCTCCCGGGCGCCCATGCCGGACTCCATAACCTCGAGAAGGGAGTTGTCCGGATGCGCGTGATATTCGTCGACAAGGACGAAATGGGGATTGAGCGCGTCTTCCGTCTTGCTGTCCTTGCCCAGAGTCTTCATCGACGCCGCGGTCCCGGGAATTACGATCGTGGAGCTCTGCTTGTACGTGCGCGCTTTTTTCTCGAGAAAAGGATGCTTGTTGTATTGCCGGTCAGCTTCGCTCCAGGCTTTCTTGGCCTGGTCGCGCTTGGTGGCAACAAAATAGACTTCAGGCCCGATTTCCCGCGGGCTGTCCACGAAAAAGCAGTAGTTGGCCGTGGCGGCGCCGTTCATGGTCTTGCCGTTTTTACGGCCGACGGACATGTAGGCCCGGGTAAACCGGCGATATCCGCCTGGCCGGCGCCAGCCGAAAAGAACCCAATCGATAAATTGCTGCCAGGGCTCCATGCGAAAATGCGTGTCGTGCCGGCGCGGATTGGCCCACTCGCCTTGGGTATGCCGGAGCTGCTGCTTGAAATCGACCGCCCGCCTGGCCTGTTTTTTGTCGAAGTAATAGGGAAAGCCCGGATCCTTGCCGACACGCGCTAAATCGTCCACGTGACGCTTCACGGCAAGCCTGACCCATTTACAGGCTACCTGCTTGCCGGATTGCACATCTTGGATGTACTGCTCGGCAGTGTAGGCGGAGGCTGTAGCAGCCATCAGAACCAGTACCGCGCAGAGAATGAATTTTTGCAGACGTGTGCAAAAATCACGCTTCATTCCACATCCTTTCGACGGGATCCTCTTCATTCGGCTCGGGCTCTGGAATGTCGAGCCGCGCCCGCGAGCTCGGCGTGAGGCCAAACTCCACCAGGTAGGCCTTGAACGTAGCGAAGGCCTTTGTCATCTGAACGTATTCGGGCATGGTGTGGCTGTTCTTGCCTTCCATGTATTCGGCCAGCGTTCGCTTGCGCTTTCGGACACTGATCTGGCTCACGTTCTCGCTCAGGCAATGTGGACAAATAATCCGATCGGGAGACGGCAGAACCTCGAAGTTATGCTCGCAGTCGATGCAAATATAGCGGGCAACGGTTATCCGGCCGTGGATGGCCTTGTGGAGATCCCGGTAAAGTCCGTAGTTGTAGCAGCAAACCTCGAGGGCCCCGAGGTCGACGACGGTGAGAACTTTCTTGTCGACGAGCTCGGCGGCCAGGCTTTTCCAGAGCTTCTTGCCAGCGGAGGGCAGATTCGGAGGCGGCTTTGGCAAATCTCGGACGACTTCCGGCTCCGGTTCGTGCTCCGGAGCGCGATCCTTGCGAAATGTGCCGCGGATTATCTTGGTTTTTGTCGGAATTCGCTTTCTGCCGGCCATATCGCCTCAAATCTCAAAAAATCTCATTGTGACAATGCGAGAGGAAAGC